GGTCGTCATCAGGAGCCGCCGTGCTTAAGCATTTCGTCCAGACCGGGGATGTGCGGGAATCCGCGGAAGTTCACGACGTTATCGTATCGGTCGCGGCACTCCTCGAGCGTCTTGCGGCAGCCCGGAACGATAGTGAACTCGTCGCCGATCGCTACCGTCCCGACCATGGGAAGCTGGAGGACGATCTGACCGGCCGTGGCATGTTGCTTGACCTCCATCGAACGGCCGGCATTCTCTCCGGTCGTCCAGGTGATTAGCCCATAGGTGAACTCATCATCGGCGACAGGCGGAGAGCTCGACGCGAGGTCGGTGTAGAAGTCGTGCCGATCGTTGACCGCAGTCACTTCGCCGGAAACGCGCAAAGCCTCTATGTCGACCGTGCAGCGCGCGTCGCCGAGGTTCGCCGTGCATGACGGCATATACAGGCGCGTGACGACCCGTTGAACCCGGTCCATCAGGCCGCGCAGTTCCGCCACGAAAAGCTGATCCTTCGCGGTAAACGTGCCGAGTTCGCCGACCCGCAGGACTTCGGCGCCCATCGTCAGGTCGCGATAGTTGACCGAGCGGACCTCGACAAAGGCGCCATCCCATACGCCCGCCTCTATGTCGGCTTGCGTTATCTCTTCCGAATCGAAGTAGCCGTCGAGCTCTAGGTTGTCGACTGACAGCGCGGCCGAACTCTCGATTTGTGAAGAAGTGAACCCGGTCGCCGCCTCGTACGTCAGCCCACCGAATACGATGTCTTTGTCGTGATCCGTGAACCCGAACACGACACCGTCCAGGCGCGTGACTTTCCACAGGGTCGCGAGCGTCGTCGGATCGACGGTGTTCGCGTAGTGCGTACCGAGTGTGCCTAGCGATTTCATGCGTCGTTGATCTTCAGTTCGACCAGCGGCACGGACGGAAGCTCGAGGAGCAATTCGCCGCCTGCGCCCTCGCGATCGACGACGACAGCGTCGAAGTAATCGATGTCGAACCGGACCGGGACGTCGAACTCACAGGAGAATCGAAGCGCCTCGGTAGGCTGCGGGTAGAAGTAGGCAGTGCCGCCGGTTGCCGTCAGCCCGGGCGTTGCGGTGTTCGTCGTGATGACGCCAGCGGAAACGCCGGTTACTTCGTGCGACAGGTTATTCAGGATGTCGGCCGCGGTCCCGGTGACGCCGGTCACATAGATGCGCCCACCGATCGCCAGGTTCGGGGAGAAGGCCGACGCGAGGGTGAATTGATGCGACGCCCCGACGGCATGCGACGAGACCACTCGCGACTGATCCGCGACGAACGTCACGATCCCGGTCGCGGTGTTGATTGCGTAGTTGCCGGGCGATATGCCGGCAGTGACAGCAACCGCAGCGCGCAACAGGATCAGAGTCCCGGCGACAGGCTTACGGATGTCGCGAGCGGTCGACGTCGACGCGAAGGTGTAAAGCTTGCGGAGTTGATAGGAAGGCGTGCCGTAGCCCGATCCAGCGGTTCCGACTTGCGTCGTGCCGTGCAGCGGTTGCGGGTAGCCCTCCGAGGTCGTCACGGTGTAGTCGGTCCAATCCTTGAACCGGAACCCGGTCGCCTTGCCGCCGACGACCATGAAGGCATCGCGGATCGCCTCGAATTCCGAAAGCGGGCGCGCTACCTGACCGATGTCATATCGGTGCCGCGCCTGCGTCCAATTCTGATTCCGCGACTCGGCGCCGGAACGGACGGAAACGATCGACGTCGAGAATTGAGGCCCGCCCGTCGCGCCCATGGCGGCGCAGTCCAGCGGTCGCGCTTCGAGGAATGCCATCAGTTATTCCGCCGGTTCGAACGTGAGAGTTGACGCGATGCGGAAGCCGCCGCTTGATTGATTGTCTCGCGAGAAGTGCCAGGAGCAAACGACTGATTGATGTTCAGCGTCATTCCGCCGGCGCCGCGCGTCGAATTCTCTTTCGCCGGTACGATCCGCTCGCCTCGATGCACCATTGCGAGGCCGTCAGCCGGGACAAAGTCAGTCCCCTGCGCGAAGCTGCCGGCGAACATGCTTCCGATCCATGCGCCGATCTCGGCAATCTGTTTCCCGCCGTCACTCTTGGCAGCGGTGCCGCCGAATATCTCGGTCATGCCTTCGGCGAGCGGCTTCAGAATGAGAAGCTGCGTCGTCAGTTGGAGCACGTCCTCGAGCAACGCCTTGAAAAAGCTTTTGCCGTCGGACGGGTTTTTGATGAAGTCGCCGATCGCGCTAGTAAACACGAGGCCCAATTCCTCGGCCGCGCTCGTCGTTTCCTTGATCTCGTCCTTGATGCCTTCGAAGCCGGACTTCGCCAGGTCATAGTCGATTATCGAAATGCTGCCGCCGATTTCGGACGCAAGAATCTCCAGCGTCTTCGCATCCTCGCGCGCCTTGTTGCTTGAACTGTACCGATCGATGATCGCCTGACGTTCGGTCAGTGCGCGCATGGACTCGCGTTCGAGTTCGGCGTTGTGCCGAATCTTCGCTTCGTACTCGGTCGCCTCGTCGGACTGCTTCGCCAGCAATAGGAGCAATTCCTTTTGCTGCGGGATCAGTTGCCCAAATCGGTTTTGCTCGATCGCGAGCGTGACCTCTTGGACTTTCGTGTATTCCTGCGACTTGTTCAGCGCGGAGTCGAGTTGCTCGACGTACCGCGCATACGCCTGCGCGTTTTCGTCGATCGCTTCCTTCGCCTTCGGCACGGCGGGTCCGGCCAGGCGCGGCGCCGTCAGAGGACTACGCCCCTGACGCTCTAGCAGGCGATCCGGGTTCGCGGTGCCGATTCGTTCGGCAAGCGAAGGACCGGCGGCGACGTTGCGGATTCGTTGCTCTAGCGCGTCGAGTTCGGCGCGAGCGCGCTTGCCGTCTTCCTTGACCGCTTCGCTTATCGCGTTAAAGGCGTCAAGGTCGAGGGTTGCAAGCGCGACCATTTGCGCGGCGACTGCGCCAATCTCCCGGCCAATGCCTTCGAACACGAACACGACATTCGCGCCGAGTATTGCGATCGTTTCGAATGCGACGCGCGCCGCCTTCGCTAGACCGCTGAAGGCGTTCGACTGTTCGCCGACTCGCAGGAATTCGTCCGCGACCGCCTGCAAACCCGGCAGGAGTTCGCTTGCCAGGTTCCGGCCAAGCTGACCGGCTACAAGTTCGATCTTTCCTAGCGTGTCGTTGAAGGCATCGGCAGCCTTCGCGGTTTCCGTCGTTGTCCCGGAAAACTGCTTGTAATAATCGATGTTCTCTTGCAACGCCTTGCCGCCGTCGGCCAGCAGCGGCAGCAACGATTGATAGGACTTGCCGAACAGCGCATTGCCTAGCGCCGCCTTTTCCGGCCCGTCGGCGTAGCGTTCGAAGGCGGTCGCGATCTCCTTAAATATCGCGTCCGCGGTTTTCGTCTGCCCAGCCGCATCCTTGACGGATATGCCGAGCGCCTTGAACGCTTCGCTTGCTTCCTTCTCGCCGCGTGCCGCCTCTGCGATTTTTAGGTTCAGCTTGCCGAACGACGAAGCGACGCCCTCAAGGTCCGCGCCAGCCTGCGACGCAGCGAATCCGATCCCGCCGAGGTTTTCGACTGTGACGCCGGTCGCCAGCGATAGGTCGTTCAGCTTGTCGGCCGCATCAATCGCAGACTTCGTCAACGCTGCTGCGCCAGTGACAGCGGCGGCGAATCCGAGGCCGGCGAGTTCTCCGAGTTGCGAGAACGTGCGGACGAGGTTCCGCTGGAACTTCTGCGCCTCGTACTCTGCCTTGGTTAGACCCCTCGTCCACTCGACAGCGTCGAGCCCTAGCAGTACATCTAAACGACCGGCAGCCATGCTATGCCTTCTTCCTGCGCGGATTGAACCCGAACGCCTTGCGTGCGATGTCTATGTGCGTCACGTTGTCGGGTAACACTTCCGGTTCCTTCAGCATGAAGTCATCAACTCGCACATTCTTAGCTCCGCCCATCGTTTTCGCTATCAACATGGAAAGCTGCGCGAGCAAAAGCTCGATTCTCTGCAATGGCAGCCCGCGACGGCCAGCCAAGCGGCCCCACTGCAACAATTCTGCTTCGGTCATGGACCGGAGCATTTCCCCGACGGGGCGACCGAGGTGCAACGCGAGATCAAAAAGGAAAGACTCGCGTTGCGTCAGGACTTTCCCGGCTCGGCCCCATTCGCGGAATTCGCCGCGGTCAGGACTTTGGTCGATACGCCCGGGGGAAGCTTCGAAAGCTTCAGCACGGTTTCAGCACTGCGCGCATCGAACAGCAACGCGCCGCCTTCGTCGCACAGAAGGCAGGCGAGCAACCGGCCGGTTTCGCACCCGTCGTCTGCCTTCAGTTCGGCAAGCGTCTTCCGTGCGTCGTCCGCATCGTATGCAGTCATCACCCGTACAAATACGGGTCCGATCCCATCGGCGTCGACCTTGACAGGTTTCGGGGATGACGCCGACAGGATTGACGCAATCAGAGCGTCGCGACTCATGCGAAGAAGTCCTCGCGGTTGCCGGTGTTGCGAACCGTCATCGAGCCCGTCCAGATTCCGCCGACGCCAGCCGATTCGCTCGTTTGCTGGACGAAGCCCATTTGCACCATGGTCCCGCCGCTATCCGGGAGCGTGACCTTGACCGCAATCAGGTCGCCCGAAACATAGGCCGCTTGGATCGCTTGTTGAATCGCGGTAGCCGGCGCGAAATTAAAGTCGATTGCAGTCGTGCCGAAGTCCGGCAGGCCGAGCAAATACTCTTGCGCGACGGAACAGAGTGCGGTCGTCTGAATTTCCGGCGATGTGCCGCCCGTGCGGTTGTAGTTCGTCAGGTCGCAGAAGTTCGAAAAGTCGCCGATCTCGTAGGTTCCGCCACTTGTGTAAGTGCCATAACCCGTTGAATCGACGCCCAGGAGCGAGAACGAATTCGCATCGATGACCTCGACGACGTAGCGGCCGGAATTAACTTCCGTCATTCCCACGACGCCAGTAATTTCGACGACGTCGCCGTCGGCTAATGGGTGGCCGGTGTCAGTGACGACAGCGGGATTTGCGTTGGTGATTGCGGTGATCGCAGTCACGGGCGAGTCGGCCGTAAAACCGACAAGAACCTGAATTTGCGAGCCGTGGAACTTGTAGGCAGAAACAGACGACATTTGAAACTCCTTCAGGGTATAAAAAAAGGCCCGCTTCGCGAGCCGTTGGGAAAAGCGATGAATCTACGGCGTCAGTTCGGCCGACTTGTAGACGACGTAATCGATCTGGCAACGGTAGGTCTTTGTTTCGGCGTCGTACTGATCCGAACTATTCTCGAAGATCGCGGGCGGAACGAATGTCGCCATTTCCTCGAGGACGTCCAGGCGCAGCGCCCGCATTGCGGAGTAACTAGAGTCGACGATGTCTAGTTGTACCCGCGTATCCGCCGCCTCGTCGCCGCTATCGCCGCACAGAGCAATCGCCGGCACGACCGAAATCAACGTGTACCGGATCGCCGGCCAGACCGGGACCGCGCCCGTTTGCGGGAACGTGATCGGATAGACGCGATTCGAAACAAGCGACGAGAGCGCCGTATAGAGGTCGGTTTCTACACTCATGCTTTCGCCTTGTTCGCCTTTTCGATCCGTTGCTGCAACCGCTTGACTATCGCGTCAAGAGCTTCCGACTTGCCGGAATCAAACGCCGGCCGCATGAACGGTTGAGCCGACATCTTTACGGTCCCGAACTCGTTGAAGATGCCGACCTGGTACGGGTTCGGAGCGTCCGCCAGCACCTTCGCGCCCTTGTGCCTGACCGTGACGGCGTGCTGCGACGTCAAGCCTTTGTCCGGCCGACGCTGGCGCCGCACGATGATCGAATCCCGCATGTATCCGGGCGGAATGTTCGGCGTCAATGCCGGATCGGAAACTGGCGCCTTCTGAACCGCGCGTTTCTTGATGACTTGCGCGCCTGCATTGGTCGCGGCCCGCGCTACCTTTTTCTGAATGTCGGCGTCGAGTTCCTTCAGCAACGCGCCAAGCTCGCGCAGCCCCTTGACCTCAACCCGTACCGGACTGTTAGCCAAGATTCGTCCCCGACTTCGCCAGAATTTCGAGTTCGCGGTGCCCGGTCCGAATGTGCGCGATGCTTATCAGGTCGTAATAGGTTTCCTTGTAGCGAATTCGCCAATCGGTTGTCATCGCGTCAAGTGCTTCCGACCATCGCATCCGAATCCGCGTGTCCATCTGCGCCGCGTTCAGCCCGTTAAGCAAAGCCTCGCGCCCGCGGATAGGTTCGATCGATGCCCAGACCTCCGACAGTTCGACGAAGTCCGTGATTTCCTCGCCGGTCGCATTCTGCGTCGTCATAGGAACGTCGATCGCAACGCGCCGATTCTGTTTTCCGGCTTGCATCTAATGTTCCATGTGAAACATTTACGCCCACCCTCTGCGTACCCGGTCTTTGTCCAGGAACGCCCTAGCGCCGAGCGGAATCTCGGTCAAGGATGCTGTTATCGTTGTCTCGCGATTCTCGTACAGGTGCCCGAGCATCAGCAGGATTCCGATTTTGAGGGTCGGCGTTATGACAAAGCCGGCCGGACTGTCGTTCGGAGGCGTGTAGCCGGTGACGTAGCGGACGCGGACATCGTTGTATGTGCCGCGCGATGTCGGCCACGCCTCGACGCCGTAGGCAAGCTGCACGCGCGCCGGCCAGGTGTCGGAGTTCAGGACGTAATCGGCCGAGGACATCGTTTGCTCGACGTCGTCCGCGTCGACATAGACGATTGATTCGACACTCTGAACCGGCCCGAACGGGAGTTCGAAGTAGGTCGACGGGAACGAAGTTCCGACCAGTTCCAGCGTTTGCGTTGACAGCGACTTCCCGACGTAGCCCTCGGCCCAATTCCGCGCCGCCGGGATGCCGATATTTTCCAGCCAGTAGTCGTCGCCCGATACCGTGACCGGAGGACTGTCCTCGTTCGGGAACGTGTCGATGCGCAAGTGGTGCCAGGCGTCTTCAATCGTGATCGGTTCGTCCGCGAATGCCGGCGCCGTGATGACGCGCACGCTATAGGTCGCAAGCAGCGCGGTCCATTCGGCGCAAGTCAGGTCGCAAAGTGTCATTCGTTCACCCAAAAGACTTGATGCAGGGTTGACTTCTGAATCGGTACGCCAGCCTCGACAATCGCGCGCTTGACGCCGGGACAATGCGCCCACTGATAGTCGTCAAACACAGCAATCCCGCCGGGCACCATATGCTGCCGCAACCACTTGATCGCGTCCGCGGTGCTGGCATGGAAGTCGAAATCGACATGCGCGAAGGCGACCCGGATATCCAGCCCGCGCGCCGAGTCGGGGAACAGCCCGCGGCAAAGTTGCACATTCGGCGGCATTTCCGCCCGCATCGCCTCGAAATCGCAGTCGCGGAAGTCGCCCGGATTGTGCGGTTCGTCCTTGTTCCACTTCTCGACCGGCAGCCCGTCCCAGGTGTCGAACCCGTAGCACATCCGGTCGGGATACGTTTCCGCCATGATCTTCAGCGTTCCGCCGTGATAGACGCCGAACTCCACAATCGCGCCCTCATGGTGGACTGCGCGTTGCAACAGTACAAGCAAATGCTCGAGCTTCGGCCCGCCGATCAACGTCTTCAACACAACATGCTCCGCAAGATTTCCACAACGTCTTCCTCGTCCGGCTGCCTCGCGTGCGCGAAGGGCGGCTCGCGGTCCATCAAGTCCCCGATGTCGATGGACGGAATTCCGAACTCCTCGCACGCCAACGGCCGCGAATCGGTCGCGACCATGCCGACGGCACACCCGACGGAAGCCGCCGGGATCGCCGCGTGCAACCGGAACGAAAGCACTCGATCGAGCGACGAATACAGACGCAACAGCGCAGCCGGATCGGAAACGAGGGTCGACCGGACTCCGACCGCGCCGAACCGTTCGTAATCTGACAACGCGCAACTAATCACGTCCGCGCCTTCCAGCCTCCCGAGACAGGCCCGCACGCAATCAAGCGGCCAATCCATGTCGTGAGTCCCGAGCACGACAGCCGTTCCGGACCGCTTCGCCGCCTGTTCCCAGGGAACATCGAGGCGCGCCCACCAGCTAGAACACGGCAGCAAGGTCGACGACGCTCCGGCATCGCTGTAGATGCGCTGCATCAGCCGGTCCCGCGTGATGCGCGCGTGAATCTGCTTCGCCGAGTGCATCGCTTCCGCATTGGCGCCGTGACTCGCAATCCTCGTTGCCATTTCTTCGAGCGTCGCCGCCGGGTCATACCAGTGCGTCGCGCCCGCCCATCCATCAATGACCCTGACGCCAGATCGCTGCGCCGCGACCAGCCTTTCCCATATGCCGGACTCCCACCATTCCGTCGCGCAAGTGCTGAACCGCGGGTTGCCGCAGATAATCAAGGCGTCGCAGTCCTGCGCAGCCGCCCAGTGCGCAGGGTTGTCGCGCAGCATGTCAATCTGAACGAACTCCGGACCCCTGACAGCCTGCCGCACCAGGTAGCGAATCCCGGCCGTAATCATTTCGCTACCCGGATTGCTATGCACTCCCTCGTAAATCGGCGTTACCAGTCCTACTCGCACCCGATCCCCTTGAGGAAATCCCTCAGTGCGTGAACCGCTTTCGGCATGTCGACCCGCTTCCGGCAGTTGTGATGATGCGTCCAGCAGGGACAGGGGCGAATCGGTTCAATCGGTAGCCATTTCGTGAACGCCGCGCCCGAGGAAAAGGAACTTTTGTCCTCGTACCCGCCGAACACGGTAACGGTCGGCGTCCCGATCGCCTGACCCATGACCGTAATAAATCCAGGCGCCCCAAACAGCAACGCGGACCGCTTCGCCAGCCCGAACAGCGTTTCGATATCCAGTTCGCCGCGATGGAACACGGCATCCGCCTTCGCTTCCGGCCCGACGGTCCACTCGACGTCCTTGACCAGGTCCGCGACGCTGACCACGAAGAACCGGCGCCGGATCATTTCGTACAGTTCGGCGTAATTGCCCTCGTCCGGGTTCCGCGTTAGCCCGCCGGTCCATTCCTTGCGGTTCACCAGCGGCCGGAAAAACATCAACGGACGGTCCGGTTTCAATTCCTTTAAAAGCTCGTCAGCCTTTGAAAGCCATTCCGCTTTGACCGGCAACCGGAAATCGCCCGGAGGAACGCCGCACATATGCGACATGGCCCGCAGGACCGACCCGCGTTCCTTCACTTCCCGCGGAGGGTAGTGAACCCGCAGGACAGGGGCGCCGGTCGGCGGACGTTCGCGCGTGAACGATTCCGCCTCGCGTGCCTGATTCTTTAACTGCGTCCGCAATCCCTGTTCGCCGCGCGGCAGGCAGCGAATCGCCGGCATGTCCCAATAGACGCACGGCCATGACGTTTCGAGCCAGATTTCGCGCGTTTTCCCAAGTTCGCGCAGGACCGACCGTTGGTGAAGGTTGTCACCTAGACCGTGCATTCCCTGAACGATCAGAGGACGCAATCTAGGCTCGCCTTCGGGAAGCACGTCAGCGCCGACGCCGGGGAGCAATTGAACACTTCGATCCCCCGTTGCGTCAGGTGCGGCGCCAATCCGTTGAAGTATCTGATCCATCGTTTGAAGGAGGAGGCTCTAGGATTGTTCAGTCCGTTAGGGTGCGCGCCGTGCCAGTGCCCGCCCTGCATATCAAGCCCGAGTAAGACGATTCTCTTTGCGCCAGCAAGCGCGGCAATTTGGATTGCTGCATAGCCAGAATTCGCCCCCGTCCGAATCTGCGTCGGGTCATCAATGAAGCCGTGTGAGCCGCCGTGTCGCAGGACTAGCACACCAGGCGGAACGTTCGGATGCACTCCTGGAATCTGTTCGCAGCTCACCCGCAAGCCGGGACAGTCGAAAACGTCGGCGTACTCCGGATGCAGCCAGAAGGCAGAATCCGAGCAATAGATCACGTCCGCGTCCGGCGCCATCCTGTAAGTCGCGTTCGTCACAACGCGCGGAAGGTGCTTCACTGCCGCCGCTTGATCCGCTGTGAGGGACGGACCGGATGCCATCACGGCGACCGTCGCGCCCTCCCACTGGCGCGGGATGCTCCAATAGTTCAAGCTGAATCTTTGCCATCCCGCCCGCGCCGCGCGAGCAAGTCCCACGCCTTTGAATCGCCCGGCTTGTCGGTCGTCACTTCGCGCGCGATCCAGCCATTGCCGGACCACTGGACGACGTCGCCCTTCTCGTAGGTGATCGCGTCGCGCCATACGCCGCGATGCGCCGGAATCGCCGCCTTCGCTTGCTGCTTCTCGACCCTGCCGTCGCTGTATTCGAAGGCGAGTTCGAACGTGCGGCCGTCCGACAGAAGTGCCGCCTTCACATCAGCCAGGCCGGCAACGAGCGAGCGCCAGCCCGCCGCCTTGTAATCGCCGTCGATTACGCGATCGGTCGTGCGTTCCGCGTACATGATTCCACCGCGACACAGCGCGTGCGTTCCGCGCGGGTAGGACTTGGCAGAGTCGAACTCGACGTAGTCGATTGCCGAAGCGTCCCGCCCGTTTTCGCCGTTGATACCGTCGATTCCGTCCTTGCCTTCGCGTCCATCACGCCCCGCGGCGCCCGACTTGCCGTCGATGCCGTCGAGACCCTTTTCGCCACGTTCGCCGGGTGCGCCATCCTTGCCGTTCAGACCGTCGCGACCGTCCTTACCGTTTAGCCCGTCGCGGCCATCTTTGCCGTCGATGCCGTTCGCGCCGTCTTTTCCATGGATGCCGTCGGCGCCGTCCTTGCCGTTCATGCCGTCGGTGCCGTTCTTGCCGTCTATTCCGTCGCGCCCGTCTTTCCCCGGAGCACCATCGACGCCGTTCTTTCCGTCAACGCCGTTTGCGCCGTCGGCGCCGTCCCTGCCCGGTGCGCCGTCAACGCCGTCGCGCCCATCCTTGCCGGCAGGGATCGCCTTGCGCAAACGCTCGACGATCGCGTCGGGGTCGATGTCGGTCTGGCGCGCCTCTAATACCTCGATACGCTTAAGGAGCTCGCACTCGCG